CAGTGATAAGTCTTGGCTAGTCACTGGCGAGCATGACGGACTTTGGACTGTCGTAGCTCTCACTGCTGAAGGTGTGGCAGATCCGGACACTGTGCAGCAGATCCCGCGCTATACCGTGGCGGAAGTAGAGGCACTGGAGCTGTCAGAAGACATGACTGTTTTCCTGGCGGTGAAAGCTGCACGGAAGCAGGCTCTAGCGGAAGCTGCAGAGAAAACCAAAGCACTGTCTATCAATACGGTAAATAGGGCTCTGGCGCATGCTCACAAGAATGATTACTGCAGTGAGACGCTTATAGCGCTCACTTCTGCAGGGCATAAGATCCCGAAGGTGAAAGTATCGGGAGAAATTGTTATCCCTGTTGAGATGATTCTTGACGCACAGCAGCAGTGGAGCGAAGTCCGAAACATCTTCGGACAAGTGCAGAACAACGGGCTCACGTGGCAAGCTGCGCTGCTGCGCTCGATCCGCCTGCAGGACTACCTGCAGCTAGACAAGCTGGAGGAAGGAAAGCTCACCGTAGAACCCATCTATGGCGATCCAACCATTAGGCCACTGGCATAGCGTTACTGGAGTACATGACATGAAATAAAAACTTAGGGCAGGACAGATAATGTCCTGCCCTTTGTTTGTATGGCATGCCATACAGCACGGAATACAACTAAATAAACAACTGAATAGAGAAAGTGAGGCCTAATTATGCGTGAGTATAGGCCTAGTGGTGCACCTATTGGCGATCCTAAAGGACTTCCGGACATCGGACATGCTGGAGGATCGCTTACGCTGAATGGAAGAGTGATTGCAGCAGCTACAGCAGTGCTAACCATCATTCTTACCTGCAGCGGATCTGTGCCGACATAAACAAAGCAACTAACGGAAGGTAACAACAGTGAGCGCTAGCAACTACGAATTAGACAGCTATTACAGCGACCTGGAAGACATAGAGCGGCTGGCTAACGAGTGCCTAGAGTGCCTAGACAGCGATGACCTGGAGGAGTACGACAGAGACGAGCGCACAGCAGCTAGGGAAACACTGGAGCAGCTATTTTCCGATATGCGCAACGCTGGTTATTGGAAACGTGGCGGCACCTTGCTTATTAGCGATGTTCCGGACTGGCTGGAGTCGCTGCGCAACGAATACGGCGATTACCTCAGTGACGGCGATGACGTAGATAAGGACACGATAATAAATGCGTACGGGAACCCTGGTGAGGACTATGAAGACTTCATAAACTGGGATGCCATGATCGAGAACTATACGGAAGGGCGCGAGACAGTAACTATTGACGGTACGACGTACCTGCTAAACGGATGACATAAGAGCCCTGCAGCTATGCTGCAGGGCTCTTGCCATGTCCGGACGTAGTTCTAGTGCTGTAGCTGCTGCGAGGCTCTGAGAATGGCTTACAGCAGCTCTGCCGCTGCTCCAGGTTCTAGCTGGAGCCTGCAGCGCTGGCGTATTGGCTCACCTGGAAGGGCTCACACTGTGCGACTGCACTAGAGCTGCTGGAGCTGCTGACAGCGGATCTGCAGCGCTGGAGCTGCAGCAGGGAACCTGGAGCACTGCCGACAGCGGATCTGCTGCAGCGTGATAGTTGAATCTTTCAACTGTTGCAAAAGCAGGCTAGCAGCTCGATAGGTGAGTTTTTCAACTATCGAGATTAGCAACTGTTGTATCACTCAATGGTACAAAGCTTGGTACATAGGGTGCCGGCCGGCATAAGGTTGAAGCTTCAAGTTATGCCTCCAGGTGCATATACACATATGCAAGTATGCACTTATTCCCCTAACGGTATAAGTTGAACCTTCAATTGAACCTTCAATAGTTGAAGCTTCAACTCTTGCCTGGGGCAACCAAAAGGGTGCCGGCTGGTACAAAGGCTGGTACAAACGGATTTCCCGCGCCCGAGGGGGCCTAAAGAACCCCTTTGAGGAAATTTCCACGGCCATTTTTCGAGTCTGGTTGAAAAATGAGAAAGAAGTGTGTAAGGTGAGGAACGTCAGGAAGACGCAGAAGTATTCAAACCAGGAGGTCACTATGGGAAAGAAGCATAAAAATAGCGTGAAGACGGTGCGGATTGACGAAGGCCAGCTAGATCTGATCCTGGAGGAGCTAAAAGGTCTAAAGAACCCCTCCGTCGAAATTTCCACGCCGGTTTTTCACACTGTCGAGGAAAGGCAGGCTGCTGCTCGGATAGGGAAACCTAACCCGGCACACACGGTCATCAGCGCTGAGAGCAAGAAAGAGGCAAAAGCTTTGGCAAGTGTGCCTCGTGCGGTCAAGATACCCAATGTGATCCGCAACATGACAGAGCCTGTGGCCTACAAAGTGTCATTGGATAGTGGGCCTACTAACGTGAAGTACGACTACCACCTGTACTACGCTCTGCTCCGTGAAGGGGTAGCCGTTCAAGAGTTTGGGCAAGATGACGACCACTATATGACTCTCCCCCGTAAGTTCTTCGTTGAGGCGAGTTCTTGGCAGACATGGGAGGGCATCAAGAAGCTCTCCTCGCAGGGACTGCAGCTTTCGTGGGTGAGTCTCTATGCGTAGCTGGAGGCCTACACGCGAAGAAGTAGCACGCCGCATACGTGCGACCAGGGAGCAGATGCTGCAGGAGCGTGAGGAGTTCGAGGATCGGCTGTCAGAGAAGTACAAGCCCATCTTCGAGGCGCTCGATACTATGTGGGTGACTGCCTACATGGAGGAGGTCTATAAGCAGTGGGATTCTGAAACTACCCACACCCCCTCCAGACCCACACCCCCTGATGAACCAACGGTGGATTCGCTGGGACACCCCCTGCCGAAACAGAATTTGCTCAAAAAGAAGAAGGGGTAGCTATGTACCTGGAGCTGCGAGAGAACGAGAAGATCCTGTTCGGATCTCAAACTGCACAGGCTTGCATCTGCTACGGCTGCGGTGCCCTGGTCGATGGAGGCTACAAAACTACCCACACCCGGTTTCATATGGACGTGGACACCGGCTCTTGACCCAGCATTGAAAGTGTGTGTAAACTGGGTACTTACCAAGCCGGGGAGGCTCGGGATCAGCGGGGAACCGGGGCGAAAGTCCCGGTTCCAACCTTTCCATAAGGAAAGCGGGGCACTCTATAAAGAAAGCAACCAAAGGGAGTAAGGAACTAAAATGGCAAACCTTGAAGAAGAGGCTGTAGAAGCCCAGCAGCAGTGGACGAACTACACGTTTGACAAGCGCATAGCGCAGATGGAGTTCGAGGAGCACTGGCGCGACGAGAAGCAGCGCCGACGCGACCGCCTGGACGAGACACTGCGAGCGCTGTTCGCTCAGAACTACTCCGTGCCCGACATCACCCGGCTTACCGGCAACACCAACAACAACTACCTGTACGGCCTGCGCACCGAGATGAAGTCGGTCACGCATACCGAGGACTTCGCAGGTGTGTCCGAGGATGACCTGGGCATCGAGTTCGACTGGCAGTACCATAACCACATCGGTGTCCACGGCTGGCTCGTGAGCGAGATCAGCGAGACTCCGGAGTACGCCAAGACCTACGCACAGCCCGGTACGAAATACGAGGGCGAGTACGCCATCTTCAAGCTGAACTACGAAGAGGGCTTCGAGGCAGAGTTCGTGGCAGGCAGCAAGAACTTCGCCCAGTCTCTGACTTCCAAGGAGATCGAGCGCCGCGTGACTATGTTGACACAACTACTTACAGGTGTGTACTCTAAAGCCATACGGCAAGCAAAGAACCCGTTCACTAAGTAGGAGGCACACCATGTTCAGAACCACAGAAACCATCCAGACGAAGGTAGTTACTTACCTGGGAGGCCTTGCAGCATACGTAGACCTGCACGACGAAGACGGTGCCTTCCGCTCCTTCTTCCAGATCTCGGGCGGTCAAGTGTTCTTCGCAGTGCAGGACGTAGACGACAGCGTGGAAGACGTTGAGGAGTCGTGCTTGTGTGCCTTCACCTACTACCCCGAGAGCAGGTTCCTGTATGTTCATGGGGGAGACAGGGCTGGAAGGCGCTACCTGATCGACACCTACACCAACACTATGGATCGCGCCTTTGCCGACATCAACGCAACGCTGAAGGGTGTTCTGAATGTCTAGGGAGCAAGAGCAGATACAGCTAATCAATGATCTGGTCGAGATCCGCAAGGCGCATAAGCTGACTCAGAATCAGGTGGCCAAGGCGATGGGAGTGCACCTCACGATGGTGCAGCGCATCGAGAACAAGAAGACCGATGAACGTACCTTGGGCACACTGTTCAAGTACGCGGAGGCAGTCGGTGCGAGCATCGCACTGGAGGCCTACGACAAAAAGGGACTCATAGAAGTCTGACCCAACCGAAGGAGAGCACCATGCGCAAATCAGTAATGATCTTATTCTGTGACAACTGCACGCATCAGGCCGATAAGCCGTCATCGGTCAAGGAAAAGTGGATCATCGTCCGCATCAACAAGAAGCCGTACGATCTCTGCGGGGAATGTGGGGGTACGCTGCAGAAAGCGTTGGACGATCCCACCAAGGCATACCGTGACCCTAACGGCAAGGTCACCGCGCTGCGAGGAATGGTGAAGAAGGCATGAAAACCTACCCACGGATGACACCGGGAACCCTTGTCTACGTCGTCGTCAAAGACCATGAGCACCTGAAGCCGAACACACCCGCTCTGGTTGTCCACGACGGGGGCCCAGCGGCGTTTGTCACGATAGCGATAGTCAACAGTGTGGGCGAGATCGTCAGCTACCGCGTACTGTCGCACGATGTTAGCTTGGTGCCGGAATGAGCGAGCGTGTAGAGGTCTACACCCTCCCCACGTGCGCCTTCTGCACAGAAGTCAAGGAGACTCTGACCCACCATGAATCCCGATAATCGGACCAAAGCCTCGGCGCTTAGGCATGCAGCAGATATCTTGCGCGGCCACTTTGGATCACTCGATGCCATTGAAACCATCGCTGAGCTCGAAAACTACGCCGACACCATCGAAGGACTCTGACCCGCCATGAACAGCATCCCCGACCTGCACGAGCCTCCGGAGGGGTACACCCCGCTGTGAGCCGCGTACCGATGACCAAATCCGGATTCTGTCAGTGGCCAGGGCAGAATCCGGAAGAGGCACACAAGCTTTGCCATACACCGTGCACGTGTGAGTGCCACAAGGAGGAATCATGAAAATCGGAATCATCCCCACCGACTTATCCCAGCCCATCCGTATCGAGGAGATCGAGGGCAAGCTGCTGGACTATCAGCTACTCGTGAAGGACGAGAGCCAGGAGTACGGCACCATCGAGGCCGTACGCATGCAGTACACGCCCATGAAGATGGATCTCTACGTCAACGACGAGTTCCTGATCTACGGTATGGAGCGTAACGAACGGGCGATGGTAATGTACGCCTCAGTGGTGGCACCGGAGTACGCAAGTGAGGTGTACCTTGCGGGGCCAGCCGTTGCAGTCGGCGGCGTGGGCGGCGAAGGCGAGACACTGGGCCTCACGGAGCGCAACATAACCCGCCTTCGACTGCTCGATAAGCTCTTTGGGCATGAGATGCCGACCAGCTAACCAACAAGCCACCATCCAGGGGCACACGATTCTGTTGGGGGATCGTGTGCCCCACCTTTTGGCCTTGACAAAAACTTATAAGTCAGTAAACTGGACATTACAACTGAATAAAAGGGAGAATAAAGACATGAAATACAACCAATGGGATCGCGTTCAAATTGTTGAAAGTTCCGAGTACATCTCACAGTGGGGTACTATTACGGAAGCCCGAGAAGATAGCCTGCTACCTTATCTGGTACTCACCGACATGGGGGAACTGCTTCCCTTCACTGAAAACGGACTTGAACTACTAAAGGAGGAACAGGATGATAAAACCCCGACTTACGCCGAGGCCAAAGCAAGAGCTAACCATCCAGCAGGCACTCGCAGACAAGAGCCACCTGTCCGGATCGTTGGGCGGCTTCGGCAAAACGCTCGTAGGCTCGGAGCTGATCTTGCGTTCCGGCGCATCCGTTTCGCTAATCGTCTGCCCTCTGAAGGTCATCCGAAACTGGAAGTCCGCGTTGGATCGCCAAACGCAGACCGACGTGGACGTGAAGCAGATCTCCGGAACCAAGAAGGGCAAGCTAAACTTCCTGGATTTGACTGAGGGTGTACCCGGTGTCTACATCGTCGGGTGGGAGATGTTTCGCTCGCTCCACTGGGGCCAGTTCAAGTTCGACGTAGCCATAGCGGACGAGTGCCACCGCGCAGCGAACCGCCGCAGCAAGACGGGGCAGATGCTCCAGACCGTCAAGGCAGAGTACAAGCTGGCGCTGTCGGCCACACCTGCAGGTAACAGGCTGGAAGGCATCTGGAACACTGCGAAGTGGCTCTGGCCCGACACGAAGGCCTACTGGCCGTGGGTGTCGCACTTCTTCAACACCGTGCTCGACCCGTACGAGGGCAAAGCCATTGTGGGTGAACGCAGGCAGGGAGCTGTATGGGAAAGCCTGCCCAGCGCCACACGGTTCGCTCCGGAGGTACTGAACGGGATCATCGACCACGAGATTGTAGTGGATCTGGCACCGGCGCAGCGCAAGCTCTACAACCAGTTCGAGGCCACCGCTATCGCATGGCTGGACGATCATCCCCTGGTGGCAGACATGCCAGCGGTGAAGGGCCTACGGCTCCGACAGATGACGCTCGGTGTGCCTACCATCGAGATCGGGGAGGATGGCGAGGAGATCGTCAAGTTTGCGGAAGACTGCAAATCCTCCAAGATCGACGCACTGGTGGAACTGCTGGGAGATCTCTACGCCGACGAACCCTTCCCCGTAGTGGTGTACTGCCACAGCCGGAAGTTCACCGAGATCGTGGCCAAGCGGCTGCAGGCCAAGGGCTACCGGGCCGTGGACTTCGTCGGAGGACAGAAAGCACAGACTGTCTCCGACAAGATCACCGGCTTCGGCAAGGATCACGACATCATCGTGGCCACCATCGCGGCCATCGGTGAAGGCGTGGACGGGCTGCAGGAGGTCTGCAACACGGAAGTCTGGCTCTCGCTGGACGACAACCGCATCCTCAACACGCAGGCACGGTGGAGGCTCGACAGGCCCGACGCTGAGCCCCGCACCATCAACCGCTACCTGATCCGCGCAGAAGACACCATTGAGACAAGACAATTGGGCAGACTCCGCACGGACGACGAACTACTTTCCGCATCACTCGACTCACAAATGGAGGCAGCAGCATGAAAGACGCAGCGATACTCATACTGATTCGCAAGCTTGAAGAACAGCACTGCGCGGACTACCCGCTGCAGTGGATCATTGACGAACTCGAAGAAATTAGGGAGATGGCATGAAGGATCACCAACGCGAAGACAACAACCATTACCGCAAGGGCATGCCCGAAGGCGTGGAAGCCATTGACATCATCAAGACGCAGGGCTTCGGCTTCTTCGACGGCAACGCCTTGAAGTACCTGCTGCGCTACAAGTGGAAGGGCACACCGCTGCAAGACCTGATAAAGCTCCGTGACTACACCAACCAACTGATTCAGGAAGTCCGCGAGGCGCAGGTCAAGGAAGCGCAGGAGAAGGTCGATGCCCTGGGCCTTGACCACAAGATCGACCTGGACGGCCAGCTACGCGGCACCGTGACCGTCATGCCTGCCAAGAACGAGCTACCGACAGGATTCCAAGCAGCATGAGCAAGCCGACCACCCTGCCTGCACGCCATGAGAAGGCTGCAGGCAACAAAGCAGTCTCCTACGCAAAGCTAGGCGAGGCTGGTCGCCTGCTACTGCAGGGCGAATCCTACCGGCAGGCCAGCATCAAGTCCGGCGTGGGGCAGGAGAAGCTACGCAGGGAGTTCCCTGGGCTGGGCAAGAAGCGCAAGCACAGCGCGTCCGCGCTCACCACGGCACACATGTACCTGCAGACTGGTGTTTCCTATCGGCGAGCTTCTGCCCTCACAGGTGTGCCCGACGCTACACTGAGGAATAAGTTCCCCGGCTACGGGGTACAGCAGCGCATCATCACCGACGAGATGAAGGAGGGCATGGAAGCCATGCTCGATGACGGCGCATCGTACGCGGAGGTAGGCCGTTCCTACGGTGTCTCGTGGAACTCTGTCCGCAGGTACTTTCCTGGGCGCGGCTGGTCACCGCAGGAGAAGGGCGAATACGCTCAAATGCTGCACGAAGAGAAGCGTTTGCTAGCTTCATAAAAGTTTTTGAAAAAAGAGTTGACAACCGATCAGTAGTCGTTATAGGTTGGATACATCAAGAGCACGACAAACCGAAACAAACTGGAGGACACCATGAGCGAGAACCAGACAGCATTAGAACAGCTTGCAGAAGATGCCCTGCGAGCAGACCTGCAGGCCAAGCAGGCAGCAGACAAGGCCAAGGATCTGAAAGACCGTCTGAAGGCAGCGCTCGACGCAGAGGGCCGCTTGAACGAAGACATGAAGGGCATCGGCAACGTCCGTACGGTGGTCAAGCACGTACGCCGCTTCGATGAATCCATGGCCAAGCAGGCGCTCACTGACGAAGAGATCGAGAAGTACAGCGTTCAGAAGCTGGACTCGAACCTTCTGAAGCAGAACTACTCACCGAAGATTTACTCCGAGCTGTTCTCCAAGGACTACGGCTGGAGCCTGGAACTGAAGGTCGCAGACTGATGCCGTGCATGTCGTGCGGGGGCCGCAAAAGTGAGTCCCCACGTGTGACCTGTAAACATCGAGAAAACCACAAGGTGACTAAATGACAACACTTGGAGCTACCGTAGCTCTGAAGGTGAGTGTCGGGCCGTTCGCAGAAGGACGGCTCGGCACCATCGTTCGGAACAACCTGACAAGCCGCTGGGCCACTATCGCCTACAGCCACTTGAACGCCACGCCCAATCGGGCAGAGCCCACCACTCGACTGCTGTATTTCAAGCCCCACCTGACTGCCTATGAGGCACACAAGCTGGAAGTGCAGACCAAGGGCGCAATCGTAATTCCCGTCGAGGAGCACGAACTGGAACTCGTGCGACCGACCAACCAAATCAACAGCAACTAGGAGCTACCCTATGACGATCACCAAGCGCGAGATCTTCGACTGGACGAAGACCATCAACGTCTACCTGAGCAACGGCCCGGTAGAGCAGGAAGAATTTGAGGTAGCGCAGTCCGCTACCGAAGCCCTGGAAGGCGACGACAAGGACTTCTACGACGAGTTCACCAAGGAGATCGAGGTCGAGGCAGGTGTGCTGGCAGGCATCCTCCAGAGCGCGGCGACGGACATCATCGAGAAGAACAACCTGCCTCCGAGCCTGACCTCGTGGAAGCAGCAGGACATGCTCACCTTCCTGGCAGCAAGCAACAGGTACGACGAGTACGAAGCCATCTCGCAGGGCATCATCTCGCAGCCCAACATGACAGTCTTCTTCGACGCACTGGAGCGCCAGATTGACCTCGGCTAGTCCCGAGCTAGAGGAGTTCGATCCGGCACTCCTGTTCGCCAAAGCAAAGCACTACATCATCGACCGGTACAGCGATCCGGATCTGTACCTTGAAATGCTCGGGCTAAACGTTCCACCTCCGGAGCCCAAGGGCTCCAAGGGCAGCGCACGAGTCAAGCGGCTCGGCAAGCGCCCGTTCAGGGGGATGTATGACTGCAGTTGACATGCCTTTTTTGCGGCTCGTTAGTGAAACGGTTACCCCCTGCAAGACAATGGACTCCCGCATGTGGTTCGCTGATCCGGACGACGCGGAGGAGCCCTTCAACAATCCGCAAGTAGCCGTTGGCTACTGCCACGACTGCCCGATCATGCTCCAGTGTGCCGAACACGCCATCACGAACAAGAGCATCACACACGGCGTTTGGGGCGGTCTGACGATGCTCGACATACGGCGGCTGCGCAGAAAGAGGAACCTTGCCAAAGTTCAACAAGGATAAGGTCGAGCGCCTAATCCTGGAGCAGATCAGCAAGAACGATGATCGCGGTTCACAGATCATGGCAGGGCCCAGCGAGGCCGGTGGCTGCTTCTACTGCACCGGCAAAGCTATGGCACGCATGCTGCCTGGGGCCAAGATCAAACCGTCACGGTTCGGTCTGGCCGCGTGGCAGGGTACGGCACTCCACCACTACATCGAGCACACCTTCGACATCCCGAACGCGATCCACGAGCGAAAGCTGGATGTGTTCGAGATCGAGGGCTACGGAACGATACGAGGTTCCACAGACCTGTATCTTCCCGACTTTGCCTGCACCGTTGACTGGAAGCGTCAGAACAAGTACAGCTACGACTTGACCCGACTCGACGGTGTTTCTACGAAATACATCGTCCAACAAATGATGTACGGTAGAGCTTGGAAAAACCTTGGAGAAGAAGTTGAGTATGTGGGCATCTGCTCTATACCAGGATTCTCCAATAATCTCGATGACATACGGTTCTACTGGATGAAGTATGACGACGAGATCGTAGAGATAGCGAAACACAACCTAGAAACCATCTGGCTATACGTGCAGGACGGCGAGTGGGATGAACTTCCCTCAGACGAAGACTGCTACCAGTGCAACACATACGGGAGATAACAAATGACTGAAACCGCAGCTAAGCCAAAACTCAAAGATCTGTCCAAGTACGCCAAGAACGTGGGCACACCACGCAAGCTGGGCGACACCATGACTGCCCTGTTCTACGCACTCAAAGGTGTTGGTAAGACCACCGTGGCAGCTTCTGCCGACTGGGTGCCAAGTATGTCGCCCTGTGTGCTCATGGCCTTCGAGGAGGGCTCCAGCTCCATCGGTGAGGCTCACCCCGACATGCCGGTGATCCGTCCGGAGGACTGGGACGACGCGCTGGACTTCTTCGAGGCAGCTCTGAACGAAGACCTGGGCATCCAGACCATCATCATCGACACCGTTGCAGAGGCACACAACTACATCCTGGAATGGTCGGTTGCCACCTTCGGTGACACCGATGGCTTCAAGAAGTGGGCCAACGTCTACGACGAGTTCGCCAAGGTATTGAAGGCCCTACACAAAAAGGGCATCAATGTGATTTGTCTCGCTCACGCCGACCGCGTGAAAGACAATGTCGCGCAGTCTATTTACACTGCTCCTTATTTCTTGGGAAATAAGAGCGATACAGAACTTCCGAAAATCTTTGATATTATCGGATACATGTTCATGGAGGAAGACGGAACGCGAGTTATGCAACTTGAACCATCTTCACGAATCGTTGCGGGTAACCGTTCCGAGGGCCGTCTTCCCGCTGAAATCGAGAATCCCACTATGGAGAAGATCGTGAAAGCGTTGAACGAAAACCCTGCTAGAGTTATTCAGTAGCAACTAGCAGTTCAGAAATACCGAAACACAAAAAACAAACACTAAGTAGAAACGAGAAACACAATGGCTGAAGCAACTATGGAACGCATTTCCCTGAAGCTGACTAAGGAAGAGGTCAAGGGCGGTCGCCGCCTTCGTCCGGAGGGCACCTACTTCGTAACCATCGAAGAAGTAGAGTTCACCCAGTCGAAGAACGGCAACCCGATGTACGTCTTCACTTACGAGATCATCGACGGGCCCGAAGGTGGCACGAACGGTACGATCAAGCAGTGGGCAGTGCTGACCGAAGCTGCGAAGTTCACCATCGTGGACATCATGCGTGCTACCGGATTCCCGCTCTCGGAAGAGATCGACATCCCCGCCGCTGACGAGTTCATCGGCAAGGAACTGGCGTTTGACATCCTGCACGAAGCCCGTACCGAAGGTAAGGGCAAGGACAAGGTGCAGGTTCTGAACGAGGAAACCGGCGAGGTCGAGATGACCGACAACATCAAGCGTGTGCGTTCCACCGCAGCCGCCAAGAAGAACGCTTCCGCCAAGGGCAACGCTCGGGCCAAGGTTCGCAAGATCTAAGGTAGGCACCATGCGCAAGAAGCGACGGTTAGCTAGGCGACCTGGGCAAGTCAGAAAACTGCCCGGTAGGACTGTAAAAATGAGGGCGACCTGAAATCGTCGGAGGTGCAAAGCCTCCACAGTCCACGTAGCGGCGTAAACGTGTGAGGGCAAGAATCACAATGGACATGACGTACACACACGAAGGTAGCACCGGGGGGAATTACTAGCCCTTCCTTTCGCCCCCTGCTAAGGGGCTTCCTGCGCCGCGCTAAACAAATAAGAGCCAGCTTACGGGCTGGCCTTATTTTGACCATCAATAGTCATAATATGTATCAAATAAGAGAGATGGAGGCCTGCGTGAGTGAAGCAGCAGCAGACTACTTCGATTTCCTATACGGAGACGGAGAGGGCAAGGTAGTAATTGCCCGAATGGACGAGCAATTCCGGCCCAACAAACAGCACTTCTTCCAGTGGCCCACGCAGCGCGACGAACTCCTGGAATACGTAGACGGCTACAACGCCGAAGATGTCTACACATCCCCAACATTGTTTTCCGCTGCAAAAGCCCAGCG